TTCCAAAACCATTTTCACTATTCGGTGTTGCAGTTTCTAATTGGAAGCCAATAACACCATTATGAACAGTGCCATCCTCTCTAATCAAGAATACGTTTGATAACTCGTCCTCGACAATAAATCTGTCTATACCAACTTCATCACTGCCCTCCATCAATATGTTATCGCCAGTTTCTAACCGAAGATCACCCTCTCCAGCAAGATGGTTGTCAATCTTAAAGACTGTCTCACCAACCCTATCTGCCAGACTGAAACCGACGGCCCTACCATCAATTGTTACCTCAGTTGCATTCTCAAGTTCAATTGTATTTGAGTCACCTGTCTCCATAGCGACACGTTCAACATCGTCAAATGTAGTCTTGAGAACTTTAGTGGTAGAGTCAAAACTCTGCACCGTTCCCGTAAGCCCAGCAGTGGTAAGAGTATTGTTTAACGCAAAAGTTCCACTTACGTCTTTGAGTAAGAAGTTTGCTCGAAACCTACCCTCTGGAGCTTCGATATATTTGAAACCCTGATTTGGTATGACCACACTATCAACTACACCTATGTCATCTGTATCTGAAAGAAGAGCTGCACCTGTTCCGTTTGTTGAGGTAACAGTAACACTAGGTAACAGTGAGTATCCCTCACCACCATCCTTAATAAAGACTCTTGCTATCTCACCAGTACCAACAGTTCCAGATTCTAGAGCAAAGGTGTCATTAACAGTTCCATAACTATCTAGTGTAAATTGAACTCTAGTTGCAGCCTCCAAAACTAATTTATCACCAGCATTTGCACCAGCAGCAGTTGTCCTATCTAACAATAGAACTCCGTCCCCAGTGGCACCCTCTAGTCCAATATTAAACACTACAAGACTGCTTGTTGATCCATCCTCTAGTATCAGGTTATCATCAGCATCAGTACCAGAACTATCAGTTCCATCAATTGCAAGAGAACCATCAATTACCGATACAAATCCAGTTGCAGCTTTCGTAGATGTTCCTGTCTCTGTGGTTGTAAATGTTAGTGTATCACCTACTTCATAGTTTGCACCCACGTCATCAATGACAACTCTACTTACACTGCCTGTTTTTATAGAGCCAATTTTAGCAGTTGCCTCTCCGTTACCGATAGTACTTTGACCATCAAGGTCTAAATCTTCATTGACAGAATAAAGTTTACCACCGTCTGTCACTGTATAACTTGTTACGATACCTCGTACCGTAAATGACATATCAACATCTTCGTTGATAGCAACACCTATTACTGTCTCACCATCAACAAATGTTCCTGTAAGAGAGGCAGGATTGATTTCAAATTCAGATATCTCATCTGCCCCCTCGGCCGTGGAAATAGCATTTGCAACGACGGCCGTGGCACCAGATGTTTGACCAGTGATAACCTGACCTACCATCTCAAAGGGATCAGAGTTAACTCCAGGCGAACACCTTATAATATTTTTGTATCCCCAATTACCATCAGAGACCCTCATCATAAACTGGTTTGGATACAGTATATCTGAACTTTGGTCTAACAACATTCTAAGGAAAATCTTGTGACCTTCGGATGTTCCTTTTGCTCGATACAACTCTCGTATGTTCTTGATGAGGTTTCTTTGGTCCAGGCCTGATGCAAGGTTCTTAGGTATTGCGTTCATAAACGATTCTCTTAGTTGGTCTAAGAAATCGTAGATGGTGTTGTCAGTGTTTGCATATTCCAACAACTGTTGAAGGTTTTGTATGGGATTACCTCTATACCTTACAACCGTGCCAGTTGCACCAGAGGTTCCTCCAGTGATCGTCTCTCCAGTTTGAAACTGTTGTTGTCCTGATATGAACAGTCTTGGTTTTGTAGAGTTACCTAGATCATCAACGAGGACAGTTGCGGTTGCCTTCGATGTTCCTCCAGTGATCGTTTCGTTGGGTGAGAACTTACCCTCTGATGATTCGAGGACAAGCTTGTTTCCATCCTCAAGCAAGAGGAATGATTCTGTTTGAACTTCCAACAACATATTGTCGATGGAGACTGTGACCCTCAACTCACCAGACTCTAGATATTGGTAATAGTGTTTAAGAAACCGAACAAATACCTCATGGTCTGCCTGAATAAAATCAGGCACCTGACCTTCAATCAAAGGACTAAGTTTGTTGATTAGAGTAGATGAGTATCCATTATCAAATGGTGCCATTTTAGTAACTCGACGGTGCTGTGTAACTTGATGTAGTTGTCTCAGTTGCACCCGCTGATGTATCACCCACTGCTGTAGTATCAACTGTTCCGTTTATCGTTGTGTTTACAAAGTCAATCTCTAGTATCTGGTTCCGCACAGGTATGATATCTGTGGAGTCAGGAATCACCGTCAAACGTATGACGGTAGATGCTGCGCCGTCAACATTCTCTACGGACGTTATGTTGATACTGTTGATCTTTATCTCACCTGTGCTATAGGTAATCGTCCCGGCTGTGCTGTCTTGATATTGTCGAACACCAGCGGTCAAATAGTATCTTCGGATATTACCAGCACCATCATCGTCAAAGAACTGCACGTTAGATGCATCACCACTCACCTTGAAACCTGTGGACGATAACACACCACCAGAGCTTGCATTATGACCAGAGTGTGGGTTATAGAAAGCATTGTTAAGTTGTATGGTATAGTTTGTTGCAGAGTTGAGTGTTGGAGCAAGGTTGTGAGAGAGTGTCACGTTTGTTATGTTACTCGTTATCGCTGGGTCTGCATCATCAATGATACCAGTAATCTTGGAGTGTCTAAATGCTGACTCAAACTTAGTGAGAGTGCTTGTATTATAACTCCGTAAATCACTACTCACTTTTGATATAAGTGATGCTTGTGTCTCTGTTGTTTTACTTGAATCAAACTTAAATGAGATATTTAGAATAAGCCGTGTTGTTTGTGGATCAACAATGACAGGAGTGATAGATGCTACAGTGAAAGGTGCAAGACTTGAAACGAGAGTTGTCTTCTCTGTGGCAGTCAAGTCATTACCAGTGGTAGATTTAATTGATATAAAAACCTTTCCATACTCTGGTGTACTGACTGCACCAAGACTCGTATCAAAAGAACCAGACTCTCCACCAAAGACTTGAACAGACTGTGTGTTTGGGAAAAATCTTTTTGCATATACTTTGTAGTCTTCTGCTGTAACGCAACGTCCCTGAGATGCATAACTCAGTGGTGCGTTATACTTTATTGATTGGAGTGTCTCAGGTTCAGAACCAGCAGAGGCTGCAGCAACCGTTGCAACTGCGATATCAGATACACCTCCAATGACTGCAGCATTTGTGAACAGCGCAGCACCGTTTGCGGCAGACTTGTTTGAAACGATGTAAGTCAGAATAACGATGTTGTCATCAGACAGTGCCTGACCGATTACACCATCACCAAAATAAATCTCATACAGTCCCGCTTCGACCTCTTGTAAGAAGTACACTGCACTCGATGCAGTTACCTGAGTTATGTCCGTTGCCTCTGTGTAGGTTGTTGATGATGTATCAGTAGATGAAGTTTGAACTTTGACAGTCAGAGTACTTGTGTCTGCCCGGTTATCTGTAAGTAAAAATCTCTGATCAATATCTGAAGTGTTCACCGTGTACCTAGTGGTTATAAAAGTTCCCTCGTAGATATCTGTGTTAAGAAAAGGGATGCCTCCACCAGTGTTTGACTTTGTAATATCTGTAATCGTAGAGAACTTATAGGATATAGCATCCACCGTTGTATTGAAGACGGTTCCAGCAGGCATCGTTATCGTTGTCTCATTTGTGTTGAGAGTAACATCAACCGTGGCCTTGGCTGCACGAGCGGATGTAGGAACATACCCTAGAGTCTTAGAGTGAGAAACGATACTTGACCTAAGAGATGCACTATCAAGAAACATCTCGTTTGCAAGCATGTTTGCATTAAATCCAAGATAGTGAGTGTTATATGCAAGAACATCCAGAAGAATGTTCATTCCTGAGCCCTCAAAGTCGTAATCGGTAAACTCGTTTTGTGATTTTAAAAATAATTTGAGGTTTTCCTTTACCTCATCAAAGTCAAACTCAGTGACCTCTAGTCTTCTGTCATTTACTGCCATTATCGTAATACCTCTAGGAATACTGTCATATCTACAAGTTCTGTGGGTGTATTCACAACAAAAAACTCTATGGTTATTTCATATTCATTACGATCTAAGTTAGGTAGAGCACGAACACCAACTAGTCTTGCTCTAGGTTCAAAGTTCTCTATTACATCTTCTACTTTTCTGGCCAGAACCACCGCCGTCACAGGAGACATATTTTCAAACAACATGTCTCTCACACCAGAGCCAATCTCTGGGTGAAACGGTTTCTCGTAGAAGTTGGTAAGAACCAAATTACGAACAGACCTCTTCACCGCTTCTACATCTGTTATTCGATTAACGTCACCAGACCCTTGTTTTTTAGAAAAGAACAAATCCAAGTCTATGTGCTTACGCACATTTCTGGATATATCGTTCTGTGCTTGTGCGTCTGTAAAGGCAGAGTATGTGGTGACATTGGCCATGTTAAACTCCTGTTCCTTTATTTATAAGGAAACTCTAGTTCTTCATCATATATACCTTGTTTGGGTTCCCCCAAACTTCTTTCGCATTCACACGAATGAACGGTTTATTCTTCTCACTTTTTTTTGGATT